CCCCCGGTGGGGGGGGTCGCGTGGGTCACTACAATCCTGTAGTGTCTCATGGCCGAATAATCGGCACCTTCACACAAACTAGCTAGATTGAGTACATGAGATGAAGGTTCAATACTACGGAGACCATTCAGGTAGTTATCAACGTGGTAGAAATACCATGAAGACGACTATAATCACTAAGACCATTGGTCAAAGTGTCCTGGAGATCTCCGCTAACGGCTACCCGGTCGACCACCCATTTCGGGTGGTCAGGGAGTATATAGCCGGTTCTTTGATAACTGGTCGTTTTAACGACAATGGTTATCTCAGAGTATGGAACGAAATACCATCTGAGCTCTGGGATCTAAGGAAAACCCTAGATTTGGGTACTCCTGATAACGGAGCTATGGCTGCTCGACTATTGTCGTTCACCAACCCCACAAGGGCAGATGTACTTCTCCCGGTGTTCTTGTTTGAACTTCGGGAACTTCCTCTCATGTTAAGGGACGCTGGCAGGTTACTGTTAGGCACAATGAGTCGGAAGGCGAGACAATCTCGTCCTCCAAAGAACTTAGCGGCCTCGCAGTACCTAGCCTACAACTTCGGTTGGGCGCCTCTTATCTCCGATGTGAAGAAACTATTCTCATTCAAGGATAACGTCGCAAGACGTGCCAAAGAATGGGATAGAGTCTATTCTAACGGAGGCCTCAAACGCCGTGCTAATCTTAGCCAGACGGTGTTGACGGGTTCCTACAGTAGAACTGTAGGATACTCGACCGACCTCGGCAGCTTCGATGTCCAGCAGCAAAGTACCCAGAATGTCTGGGGGACAGTTCGCTGGAGGCCCACAGGGGGCTATCACGGCAAAGTTGGCAGGCCTACTCCCGGAGAGATCCGGAGGATGGTGTTGGGCTTAAGTAAGCACAACATCACTGCCAACATCTGGGAAGCAATACCCTGGTCGTGGCTCGTAGATTGGTTTATCAATGTCGAAGACATGTTAACCAGTTCAGCGGGCCGCGGTCAAGTAGTTCCAGATAGCATTAACATTATGAGACATAATCACCATCAAGGTGTGTCTAAAAGTGCTATGCATGTCTGGAACAATCCTTACCGAGGGCAAGTCACTCTCTCCCCAGGGAGATATGTGATTGAGTCCAAGAATAGGACCCAACCAGGAGCTAGTTTTAATGCAGATATTCCGCTACTTAGCGGATATCAACTGTCGATCCTTGGCAGCCTTGCGCTGTTGAAGGGACGATAGCCCCTTCTAATGGCAAAATGCCAAGGAACGTACATTATGTTGAGCAACACTCTCGATCTCACCGTGGATTCCACTCCCTACACCCTTACAAGGGTAAAGGAGAGCGGGGGAACTTCGGAATATCTCCACCGTGGAGATGGCTTCAGTTTTCAGCTGAAGGTCCGGAATTCCCAACAGACAAAAGGCGGTCAGGTCTACAATGTGTATAACATGGTAGTTACACACCTGATTGCTGCTACACCTACCACTTTGGCAGAGGAGCGTACGGCAAGTTTTACCGGACGCTACCCTGACCTCAGTGATCCTGCAAGTTCTTCGGAACTGCAGGAAGGCCTGTTCACGCTAGGATCAGCCCAATTGGCTGCCCTCGCGAGCGGTGAGGTTTGATCCATCTCTTTATGGAGATGGTGAAAGCCTTGTAGCTTTCTGAATGAGAACGATGTTGCTGGTGACGTCTCACGACGCTACCTTGTGACTCCTCACGGAGTTACGTCAACATTGTGAAGATTGGCTACCAAAAAGGATGTGTCAATGAAAAGCTTCATCGAACTGTACGTTACACTGTATGATGCTCTCGCGAGAGACATCACTGCAACGTATCCATCCCTCTTGACTGAGACACAGAAGGACCTAACACGCCTTCGTGAGTCCATTAAGCATGAGGGTTTAGGTTTCTTAACCTTTACCCACAGCCACATGGAAAAGGCATTTCTACAATGCCTATCTCAGAAGAAGAGTTTTGGAGAACTAGCGGGCCTCGTAAGAGGATTCCGCTCCAAAACAGCCGAAGATATGAGACCCGTGTACTTACACGGGTTGATGTCTCTGGTCTTCAAGCAAGATGGAACGCTTAGTGACGATGTCGATGTCACAGCCGTCGCCTTCATAAGGCAGTGGCTGTCCATGGCTAAAAAGGCCTTGGTTGACTGCACTCCGGATCGAGTTAACGATACGATTCGAGAGTGGGTAGAGACTGACATGTCTCTTCCTCGACATTTCCCAGACACGTGGGATGATGATTCACCCACGTGGGTTAGGAATCTCAAAGGTCATCCCCTCTATAGGAGAGAAGCCAATGAGCCCTTACCTCTTTTTCCTATGGAAAAAGATCCTTGGTTCGATTGCAGCGTTAAGTGGTCTGACTTCCAAGAGCTTTGTGCTCTTGTCGTCAGTCATTTTGGCGCTTTCGTACCTTGGGATATACGTCCTAAGCATGGACCTGGAGCAACAGCCGATCAGGCTTTGGGACTCAAATATGAGTTCCCTACCTGGTCTAGAAAGCTCCAATCTGTGTTCCCGTGGGACTTTTTCGCAAGCGGAGACCTGGGATATTGGCGACATGCCAATAATCTGGAACCCGCTGAACGAGAAGTCCCCTGCGTTATGTACGCAGTCCCCAAGACTCAGGACGGACCAAGGCTTATCGCCGCGGAACCAACCTGTCATCAGTGGATCCAAGGTGGAATCCAACGATGGCTTGAGGATGGAGTTCGACGCTCTCCGCTTCGGAGATGCGTCAACTTCAGGGACCAAGGAAGGTCAAGAGACCTCGCCTTGGAGAGCTCTCGGTCTGGTAAGTATGCCACTGTTGACTTGTCGTCAGCGAGTGACAGACTATCTAGCCGATTGGTCGAGTACATCTTTCAGAGCAATCCTGCTCTGCTTGATGCCCTACACTCTTGTAGGTCTCGACTGATAAAACTTCCCGATGGGTCGTACCATCGAATGCGGAAGTTCGCTCCACAGGGGTCGGCGGTTACCTTTCCGGTACAAACGATCACTTTTGCACTCCTCGCATTATACAGTATAATGCTTTCTAAGGGGTGCAGGGCGTCGGTTGTCCTTAGGGATTACGTCGACCAGGTTCAAGTCTTTGGGGACGACATCATTGTCCCCGTAGACTCATATCAGATACTTGCTGATCTCCTTCACTCATTGGCCCTTAAGGTCAATGAATCCAAGTCATTTGCTAGCGGAAACTTCCGCGAAGCCTGTGGCATGGATGCGTATGCGGGTTACGATGTAACCCCCGTACGTGTGAGGAGACCATACAGTGGATCTGACCCAACAACCTTAGAGAGCGTTGTGATGGCGTCCAACAACCTTTTTGATAAAGGGTATTGGCACACCTCAGCTGCTCTCTTAAAGACAGTTCCAGAGGCAGAGCGAAAGCTCATGTCTGTGGCTGCACCGGTTGGAGGGACCGTATCACTAACTTCCTTCTGCGGCTCATCGACGGCCCACCTTAAGAAAAGGTGGAACGGAGATTTACACGTTGAGGAAGTTCGCGTCATAACCATTCGTTCTAAAACGGATATGGCGCACAGTGACGGTGATGCCGGGCTAGTCCAG